ATCAGAACCAATCCTTCCTCTGCTTATGAACAGTATACCTACTCCCCGCTTCTTGGACAATCTGCTGAGTATTCAACGTTTTCACGTGGTCCTACGACAAACCCTACGTACGCACCTAATATACGTTTTAAGGTGCCGGGTTCATCAGCTCGGATAAACATTGCCGCACTGATGGCGCAACACAACAAGGCGTTGTCCACTGTGTTCGGGCGAACTTCGTAAGAAGTTAGCTATAGGGTCACGGAGGTTTGTTTTTCAACCATAAATTGAGGATGAATATGTCTATATCCCTATCTACGCCGGTAACCGGTGGAGCCCAAACGGGCTTCACGAGTCCGACATATACGATATCTGTTGATATCGCCCCAACGTCTTTGGGGAAACAGTGGGCTGTCACCGCTTTGGGTGGTACCCAGACTGGTGTAACTTCACACTCAATCTCCAAACCTTTCACTATAACCTTTTTTAGGCCGGCAATTTTCCGTACCTTGTCGCCTATCAATCCAGTGACAGGTGCGTTAGGGAATGTTCCTAACTCGGAATGGAAGATCATCACCCGTAAGGGTGCGATCCCCCTCGCCAACCAAGCTCCACGTGTAGCGACCATCAGGACGTTTATAGATATTCCTGCGGGAACTGACACATACGAGCCTTCCGAACTACGTGCGTTGTTATCTCTGCATATCGGTGCTCTTAGTCAAATCTCCAGTGGTTTAGGAGATTCGCTGATTACCGGTATAGTTTGAGGATTTTGACGTGTACTTCAAATCGTTATCGGAATTATCCGTTTCAGATTTGAATGAAGCACTTCGAGAGGACTATGGTAGATTGCCAGGCAATCTACCGTTAAGTGATAGATTCGCAGCCTATTCTTTGAAGGAGAGCTTCTTCAAGAAATTTGAAGATTCGATCCCTAATAAGAAAATGGTCGACGAAGCTGCTATCAGTAAGTTTCTGAGTATAAATCGGAACTTACAAAACTTTAAACCCGTTCCTATTGATGCCTGGGAGAAGGAGTTTGTACAACACCTTCGCACTGAGGTTTATGACTTCTTGCACCCCAATGGCATCAACCTGCTCATACCAGACTTCTTGAGTATCTTTAATCACTCAAGAACGGGTCCTGGAGCTTCGTTGATGGCTAGAGGAAACGATTTCTATTCGAAATTGTTTTCGTCTCCATTAACAGTTACGAGTTTAGAACTCTATGGCGATTACATCGCTGTTCTTGGTAAGTCCTCCCCTTTGTGGCGATCGGCTGAGTTAATCCGATTTAAACATTTTGGGAGACCTATCATTACGAACTGCAGTCA